TCAAAGATTGTTTTGGTTAAAACTTTTAATTGATTAATCATGCTGACCAACTCCATACGAAGTTGTTCTGGGAGGGGTTCTCCTAAAATGTCGCCTAAAATATCTCTGGCATTTTCAACACTAACAAGATCAATTTCACCAACATTGAGCAACGCATCTTGAAGTTTTTCAAAACTTTGTAAACCATGAGGAGAATCATGAGGTGCAATAAAAGCATCCTCATGTAGACGATGATTCTGGATGTTGGGTTTCACAGATTGACTCCTGCATTATTTACTGAGAAATCAATTTCTGCAAATTCCAAAGTTCGGGTTGGTCGAACCATGATTTTCCCGCGAATGGTGTTGTTCTCGATATCAGCCTGTGTGGTTGTATCTGCGTCAATTTTGATACCAAAACGGTCAATACCTTGTTGAGACTGAATAGCGCTTAAAATCGGAGCAACCAATTTCTCAAATTTTTGCAACGTAGCTGCGCGGTTTGGCTCAAAAATGATTTGCGTGGAAACGTTTTTGACACGACGACGAATCTCGATTAAGAGCCGACGTACACTCAAGCGATCTGTGCTAGAAGCATTTGCTTGAAGGGTCTTCTGTCCCCAAATAATCAGACCGCCACTTCCAGGGAAGGACAAAATCGGATTAATATTTGCACTTTGCAAATAATTTCTGTTGTTCAAATTCAGCGAAGTATTGGCTGAATCTGCATTTACCAAAGGTCCGCGTTCGTAACCGGCAACAGCAAACCACTCATGCGACATGGCATCGCTGCGGGCAATAGCCCCTAGCACTGCGACCGATGGAGGTACGCGCACAATTGTTTGATTAAATGGATGGCGCATGTTCACGTCAGGGAAGTAAGCAGCCGCATAACTTGTGTATAAGCCACGGTTTCTAAAGTTGTCAGCAGTATTAGAATAACTGACTATTTGAGAAGAACCAGTTACCAGAGATGCATTGGTGTCGTATTCCTCCACGTCAAGAATAAAGACAGAGTCTAACCTGCTTTCTTGAATGGTTTGAATCGCTTTGTCAGTGATATAAGCTGCCCGAATCCCAGGGACAGACAAAATTTTGAAAAACACATCAGTTGTATTTGACATGATATCCAAAGCTTTGCTATAAGCTTTAACGGTTGGTCCGTTGGTGAGTCCACGCGAGGAGTTATTAACTTCTTCGATAACTGCTTGGTTTTGAAAAAATTTGGCTTTTTTGTTGAAAATATTTGAACCATCAAACCCGCTTTGAGCAAAGAAGCTAAATTTAGCCATTGCACGGACGCTTGGGTCATCTAAATCCCCGACAGTGAAAGCCCGTGTAAACGTACCGCCATCGGGAACGATGATACCATTACGAACATATACCCATGATGCAGCCGTTGACGGATCTGCAATACTAGTGGACGAGTTGTATCTGATTTTGATTTTCTCAAGAGAGAAAGCGTTATGGCAGAAACGATCTGCATCGACAATGCCGTTTGCAGCAGTGTCGGTGGCGCCTTCGTTTTCACCGGCATAGGCATTCATCCATTGCTCTTGGAAAGTTGGAAAGAATTTTGTGTATTCGGCAATAGACGGCTCTACAGAAAGATCCGAATTAATTTCCCCGATGTCGCTTTGGTACTCAAACTGAACACCCCAATACAAAGAACGATTAACAGATTGCGTCGGAACAGAGCCACGAGCAATATTCAATCTCATTTGTATGGGTGGTTGAACAGCTTTATTTAAGATTGTTGCAACGTTGTAGCCCGGTCCCGTGATGTTCGTTAATGGTGCCGTACCTGAAGTCACCAAATGCGAGATTCCGCGGAACCCAACAGGGAGTGCTTCGGCATTTACATTTTTGTTTTTAACATCTTCTGCCATTTTTACGCGAATGTAAGCCGATGGTCCAAGGTATTCTCCGTCTTCAACCATTCTTTGCGCACTTTCGTTCACGTCAAAGTTGAAAAATATTTTTTTGTCGCCAACAATTTTAGCAATGTAGCGAGGAGAGTTCGGGTCAAGATTCAAGCCGCGATATTGCTCATAAGCAATTTTATTAGAGTCGTTGTCATCAAATTTACGAACGATTAAATCGAACGTGCCGTATTTGTATGTTGGGGAAGGTGAGCGAGTCAGGTTCTCGATAGAGAATTTAACTTTTGCCGTTGGTTCTTCGCCGTCGTCGATCAGCTCGATTTGGAAAAGATTAACTGGGCTTCCACCAAATTTTTGAGACACAACCCATGGAGTGCGAGCAGCTTGAAAACGATCTTCAAAACTCTCGAAGCAAGGAATAGTTGTAGACCCAGAGTTGTAAGAAGACGCACCGTAAGTCAAGAACGCAGACGGTTCTTTTCCTGCTGCTACGGTGTTTGACGCATCGCCAGCACTGTAATTGTCCGAAAGCAATCCCGTCCCTGTGACAACCGCAAAATTAGTGTTCACATCATATGCTGTGTATAGAACATACCCGGCTTCTTGAAGCTTGTAAGGATCGCGATTTAACACGTCTCCGAAATAATTACTTGCGCTTGAATCGAAAGAAGCGGTAATTAAATTTGGATATTGTTCAAGCGTGCCTTTGTGGCCATTTAGAAGAAGAACGAATTCTTGCTTGCCATCAGTAAGGTCTACAGACCCAGAAATTGATCCACTGAATGTAGCAAAGGAGGCTGCAACAGTTGGAGATGGTCGTGCGCTAAAACCCACTGGCCCCCACGAAGCTGACAACATCGGCACAACACCACTTGCTGCAAATAAAACTCCGCGAACAATTGGTACTGCTGTTTCGTTTGGCTGCAAGCCTGCGTCGCTAAAAATAGCCGAACCTGCTGTGGCGGACATTAATGCTCCGAGAAAATGGACTCGGCCAGGAACACCAAGGGTTACTGCATAGGGATTTACAGCTAATGCCCCGGCTGAGTCAGGTTGTCTTGAACCAACAACGAAACCAGCGGCAGCTACTTTGCCTGAGTCAGTACGAGCCAAACCTGTACCCACGCCTAGAATGCGAGTATAGGTCGCGGCTTGTGCATTTCTTAGCCATTCGATCGTTGCCAAAGGGCCATTAACGTGATCAAATGTTGGCAAGCCAAAAAGGCTTGTGTATTCGCTGATGTTGGCAACAGTCGTAGGCACGAAAGCTTGACCCTTTTGACTTGTTCCCACAATTGCTGCCGGAACACCTGATGGAACCACGTTTTGCGGATTCGATAAATCGATAATACGAGTATTAACTCCGGCACTTTGATAGACTGTTTCGGCCATTTTATTTTCTCGTTTTGTTATTTTCTAACATGTTTGTAAATCTCATTCAATCAAGAACGCTTTTGCATAAGTAATGTGTCTCAACATATTTTAACTCAAACAAATTCAACGTTACCGTTGGTGATAATGAAATTAATCTCAGCATATTCGATTGCGCGAGTTGGGACTAATTTAATTGTAGCTCTGAATTTTTGATTCAAAACATCTGCATCGCCATTGTTGCGCTCGTCGCAGATCACAACGAATTTATCAATACCTTGGCGAGTTTGAATCGAACTTAGCACTGGCGTCACCAGCGCAACAAATTGTTTTCGTTGTGCTGGGATGTCGTTGTTGAAAATCAATCTTTGAGTGATATCAACAACGACACGTTTTACTTCTAACAACATTCTTACAACATTGACTCGATCGAGAGCACTTTTTGATTGCTTCATGTTCTTTTGGCCCATGATGGCATAGAAAGTTTGGTTGTTTTCAGTTGGCATTTTCACAATCGGATTAATACGAGAATCTTGCAATTTGGCTTGATCTTTTGTGTCAAGCCGAACCGCGACTGACGAAACAAAATCGAGCGACGCGCGGTTTGTTCCTGCTGGCACATACCATGGGTATCCAACTCGATCATTAAAGCCGATAGCCGATATTGCGGCAATAGAAGGTGGCACGCTGATCAATCTTGAATTAAAATTATCGCGAATTGTTACATCAGGATAATAAACTGCAACGGCGTTATTATCGATTGCTCGTCTATCAAGTTGTTCAATGGTTTGATCGACATTTGGATAACTGCTTGCATCACCATCAAAAATAATTACTCCGTCATCATCGTAAGATGGAATATCCATCAGATAAATGCCTAAGCCATATTCTCTAACACGATCCATAACATAATCAGTGACATACGGGTCACGAATGCCCGGTACGCTAATAACGTTTGCGCTAGGAACGGTTTTATTGATGCTGGCGAATGTAGGATCAGTTGCGATTTTTGCGCCTACTCGGTAAGAACCAACTGTGCTATTGACACTTCCTATTCCGGCCATACTTGAGGCGAACCCTGGAGAAGTGAATCCTGTATACGCTCCGCCGCCTTCGGCTGTTGACGCAGCTTTATCGGTAAGGTAGAAAGTTTCTTTATCCAAAATATTCACACCATCAAAACCACCGTACATAACAGTGCTGAATTTCAAATAATCGCTGAATTTATTGAAAGACCTTGACCCCTCAAGAAACAGGGTTGCCATTGTTACGCGAGAGATGGGCGAGGTTGGTCCTGAATCAATGATTCGGTAATCGTTAAGCGCCAAAGTAGCGTCCCGCATGTAAGCGGCTTCCTTCATGTGAACATCAACACTTCCAGTGATATCATCAATACTGGTATTCGATAATGCTACTTTGGCCAGAGTGAATTTATTGTCACAAATTGAGTCGGCATCTGAGCCAGTCACTAAAAGATCAAGGTTTTTTAAGCCCATAAATTTTGACATTTGCGCAATAAGGGGGTTGGTTTCTTGAATTGTGTTTGGGTTTAATACAATGTTGTTGCGTTCAAATTTGACACCCCAATGAAGCCTTGAATCAACGATTTCATTAATGCCAGGATACCCAGCAAAAGCATTAGCCGCAGGCGGGGAGGTTTCTACGGGGCCGCGAGTTATTTTGAATCGGTACGGCATTGGAGGAACCAAAGAACCTAGTAATCGGGTATCGATACCCGATGCCGTTCCGCCTAAACGTTTCTCCCCCAAAGGCGCAAGATCAGAAATAACACCATTGGCACTGCGTTGAACGTTTGATTTTAGAATTTGAACACCACGGAATCCGAATGGAAGACACAATGGAGAAGTCAATTTATTCTCTACATTTTCGTGCATAACCACGCGGATCAAACGTGATTGATTTGCATTTTTTCCATCTTGCATGACGCGACGTTCATCTTCGTTATTTGAATCAAAGTTGTAACGATATTTGATATCTCCAATTTTCTTAGCAATATAGTTTGCAGAACTTGGATCTAGGCTCAAATTAGAGAATGATTCTACAATTTGTTGATTCAAGTCGGTATCACTGAATAGACGAACTGAAAGTGTAAA